GGGTTTAATCTTGGTAAGACCACAGAGGTTCTCAGGGATGAACTCAAGTTTGCGAAATTTATAGGTCGTCTCCGTAAACGCTTCAGTGAAATGTTCCAAGATATGCTGAAGACCCAACTTATTCTTAAAGGTGTTATTTCACCAGAAGATTGGGATGACATGAAGGAGCATATCCAATATGACTTCCTGTTTGATAATCATTTCAACGAACTCAAAGAAATCGAAATGATGACGCAGCGTATTGCTATTGTCACTCAGATGGATCCTTTTGCTGGCAAGTACTTCTCTGTTGAATATATCCGCAAGCATATTCTCAATCAAACTGATAAGACATTCAAGGAGATTGATAAGCAGATGAAGTCTGAGATTTCTTCTGGTCTTGCCATTGATCCTAAGCAAACAAATATGATGGATACGATGCAGCAACAGAACACTGCATTTAGTCCAGAAATTTCAAACATTCAAGCACAGGATGCTGCTACCAGAGAAGCGGAAGCAGCTGATGCTAGTTTAGATAGAGAGATGGAAAAGATGAAAGCGCAACCTAAACCTGCGCCAAAGTCTAAATAATTCTATATTGTTATATTATCATGACTGAAACTAATAACGAAATGGGTGCTGTTGATATTGTTGGCAAGATCAGCAATAATGACAGAGCATCAGCAATTGACGCAATCCATGACATGCTATTTGCTAAAGCATCTGATGCTATGGCACAATATAAGCAGGTAGTGGCAAACACATTCTTTGACGAACCAACCGAAACCGAGACCGATGAAACTGATAACGGAACAGATTGAGGACGTAAAAGTTCTCACAGAAGAAAAGAACGGAAAGAAACTTCTTTATATTGAAGGAGTTTTTCTTCAGTCTGAACTGAAGAACAGAAATGGACGCATGTATCCATTTGATGTTCTCGATCGTGAGGTAACGAGATATAACGAAGAGTATGTAAAAACTAAGAGAGCTCTTGGAGAACTAGGACACCCAGATGGTCCTACTGTAAATCTAGATAGAGTATCTCATAGAATTACAGATCTCCGTGCCGAGGGTCATAATTTTTATGGCAAGGCACAAATTCTAGATACACCCATGGGCAACATTGCTCGCTCACTTTTAGAAGAGGGAGTACAACTTGGTGTTTCTTCTCGTGGTATGGGAAGTATCGATAAGCGTGAAGATATCTCTATTGTACGTGATGACTTCATGCTCACAACTGCTGCTGATATCGTAGCAGATCCTTCCGCACCAGATGCTTTTGTAAACGGCATCATGGAAGGAAAAGAGTGGGTTTGGGAGAACGGTATTCTCAAGGAAGCAAAAGTTGATAAATACCGCAAGTATATTGATGAGGCAACTCGTCAAAATCTAGAGGCAAGAACGCTCAAGGTCTTTGAGCATTTTCTCTCAAATCTTTGATTTAATAAATAAACTTAGAATAATTATACGGAAATTAAGAGGTAAACTCAAATGTCAGATATGCTAAACGAAAAGTTTGAAGAGTTTGTTACTGAGCAAAAAGTTATTCTGGAAGCTGGCGATCCTATGCCGACTGTTCAAGCTTCCGTGATCCCTGGCTCTGGTAGCGATCCTTCACAGGTTTCTGACGTTCAGACTGCGAAGGCTGGCGGCAAAGATCCTGCACCCACCGTCCAACCTTCTGTTGCGATCGGTCAATCAGCTCCTGCTGATCTAGGCGGTTCAACTTCCGCACCTCTTCATTCTAATAATGAAGATGGCGAAGAGAACCCTGGTGCAAAAGCAGCAGCACCTATCTCGCAAATTTCTGGTGATCCTCAGTTCGCAGCAAAGAAAGATGCTGGCGATCAAGGAACTCAACCAACAGTAAATGTTGCCGCAGCATACGGCATCACTAAAATGGGCGGAAATGTCACCTATCCAATCAAAGCTGGATTTGAAATTGACATGACCGACGACGTAAATGCTCTACTAGAGGGAACTGAACTCTCCGCTGAATTTGCTGAAAAGGCAAAAACAATTTTTGAAGCGGCAGTTACAGCAAAACTCAACGAAGAGTATGACAGACTTGTAGAACACTTTGCCACAGAACTAGACAAGCAAGTTGAAGCAGCTAAGAGCGAACTTGCTGAGGAAGTTAACGGCACTGTGAACTACGCCATTGGTCAGTGGATGGAAGAAAATCAAGTAGCCATCGACCGTGGTATCAGAAATGAGATTACCGAAGACTTCATTGCAGGTCTCAAGGGTCTCTTTGAAGAGCACTACATTTCAATCCCAGACGAGAAAATCGATGTGGTTGAAGGTATGGCCGAATCAATTCGTGAAATGGAAGAGCGCCTCGACGAACAGGTTAAGGCTAATGTGAAACTACAAAATCGTCTGAATGAGACTGCAAAAATCAATGTTCTGAACACTGTTTCAGAAGGACTCGCAGATACTCAAAAAGAAAAACTCGCAGCACTTGCTGAAGGTCTTGAGTTTGTTTCGGAAGAAGATTTCTCCAGAAAGGTAAAAACCATCAAGGAGTCATACTTCAAAGAAACAGTTGCAATTCCATCAGAAGCTTCTGACGAATCTCCAGTAGAAGGTGCAGGTCAAGAGGTATCACCAGCAATGGCACAATATCTCCAAGCACTCAACCGCTGGGCAAACTGATTAATTTATTAACACTAACTTTCCTATCGGAGCAAACAAATGTTTAACGCAAAAGCTCTAACAGAAAAGTGGTCACCTGTTCTAGGTCATGAGGGCGCTGGCGCAATCAAGGACAATTATAGAAAGGCTGTTACCGCTGTTCTTTTAGAAAACACAGAAAAGGCGCTACGTGAAGAGCGTGGCATGATCAACGAAGCATCCAACACTGTTGGTGCTATCAGTGCTTCAGGACTTTCGGGTTCGGCACTAGGAACTCAAACTGGTGGTCTTGCAGGTTTCGATCCTGTTATGATCTCCCTAATCCGCAGAGCAATGCCTAACCTCGTTGCTTATGATATCTGCGGTGTTCAACCAATGAGTGGTCCTACTGGACTAATCTTTGCGATGAAGTATCACTATCAGGAAAATGGTTCAGGTCTTCGTACTGGCCCAGAAGCTCTCTACAACGAGCCTGATAGCAACTTCTCTGCTTCTTCACTTGGTTCTGCTGTATACAACCAGACCAATGCTGCTGGTGGTGATGACACCCATCCTCGTGGTACTGTTGATCCTTCGAACCCAGATGCTAACCCAGGTCTTCTAAATGATTCACCTGCTGGTGTATATGAGCGTGGTTCAACCGCTATTCCTCGTGAGACTGCTGAAATCCTAGGTTCTGGCGCTGGTTCTCTATTCAACGAAATGAGCTTCAGCATCGAGAAGACTTCGGTACAAGCACGTACCAGAGCTCTCAAGGCAGAATACACCCTAGAACTAGCACAAGACCTCAAGGCAATCCACGGTCTTGATGCTGAGCAAGAACTCGCTAACCTACTTTCCAGCGAAATCCTCGCTGAGATCAACCGTGAAGTTGTAAGAACCGTTTACACCGTTGCTAAGCCTGGTGCTCAGAACAACGTTGCTAACGCTGGTATCTTCGACCTTGACGTTGACTCAAACGGTCGCTGGTCAGTTGAGAAGTTCAAGGGTCTAATGTTCCAAGTTGAGCGTGATGCAAACGCAATCGCTCAGCAAACCCGTCGTGGTAAGGGCAACTTCATCATCACTTCTGCTGACGTTGCTTCTGCTCTTGCTATGAGCGGCACCCTTGACTATTCTTCAGGTCTAAGCGGCGCTGGTGGTCCTTCCATCGGTGAAGTTGATGACACTGGTAACCTCCTAGTAGGAACCATGAACGGTCGCATCAAGGTCTACGTTGATCCTTATTCGGCAAACGTTTCCAGCAACCACTACTACGTTGTTGGTTATAAGGGTACTTCACCTTATGACGCAGGACTATTCTACTGCCCATACGTTCCCCTTCAGATGCTCCGCAGCATTGATCCTAACACCTTCCAGCCAAAGATTGGCTTCAAGACCCGTTACGGAATGGTTGCTAACCCATTTGTCACCCAGGCAAACGGAACCCCAGATGCTGAGACCCTCACTGCATCACGTAACCAGTACTACAGAAGAGTACTTGTTAAGAACCTCATGTGATCCATTCACAATTCAACACAAAGGGACCCCAAAAGGGTCCCTTTTTTTGTAAATAGTTAACAGCAATTTATTACGTTATGCCAAGAGGTCGTCTATCAAAGGTTGACATACTTCCAAAACTTTATAAAATGAAAAGAGACCTTCACGAAAATCAATCTCAAAGATCTAGAGAATGGACTGAAGGCGCACAAGATACACTCAATAAACTTATTGATTTTATAAACGAGTATCATACATGAACCAGTCTTCTCTTTTATTACTATTGTGTCTATCACCGTTAGCGGTGATCTTCATAATTATGAAGATGGCATTATGGATTGGAGAGACTGCTTCCTTTGCAGAAAAAACTAAGGAGTTGAAAAGAATGCAGCATGGTCCATATATTATTTGGGACGAGGAGGAAGAAGAGGAGTGGATCTAGATCATTTGTATAAAAGAATTGCTAGGGCAAGGAATGACATTCTGATGGAAGAGCCATGCCCTATGTACGAACCACAATGGGAGGCACAGGATTATGGAAATACAACAAGAAAAACTAGTAACTCAAACAGAATGCAAGGAGATGATTGATGCTGCTATACGACAGCACAATAGGAATGCTTCCATTATTTCTATGTGCGTTGGTTGGGTGGTGCTTTCTTTATTTGCTGAAGGATTACTAAGACTTGTTGGTGTTATTCCACCATTACTACCATGGCTCAAAATCACATTGAACTAATAGGTTGTGTTTTATTATTAGTGTTTGCCGCTACAATGTTTTATCAGGGAACAATGATCCTAAGAGGTCAGCGTGGATATTCTCTCAGAGATTATATGAAGCAAGAAAGCACTAATATGCGTCACAGAATAGAGGAACTACTCAAGGATAAATAGCAATAGCTTGGGAAGTTGACATGACCGCTGAATGGTATAAGGAGCAACCTAGGAATAGAAATTTTCTAAATCCTATTGGTTATCTCCTGAAGTTGGATAAATTTGAGGGAACAGATTTCTTTTGCCAAAGAGCAAATGTTCCTGATATTACAATGCCAACGATTGAATATGCTACAAGATTTCGTAATCTACCAATGATCCCTGGAGGTGGAGTGACCTTTGGGGATTTTACAGTACAATTTATTGTTGATGAAGACCTAAAAAATTACTATTCCATTCATCAATGGATGCGTCAGAATGGCAGAGCAGATGATGATACTGACACTCCACCACAAGAAGAATACAGTAATGCTCAACTTCATATTGTAACTTCATCGTACAATCCAGCATTTATTGTATCCTTTGAAAATATTTTTCCAGTGTCATTGTCTGGTCTAGAATTCAATGCTACAATGACAGATGTAGAATATCTTACTGCTGAAGTAACCTTCAAGCATCAAAGATTTTTTATCCTTGACAAAAACATGAAACGTCTATGAATTTTGAAACTCTTCGTAATAAATTTGAAAAACTCAGAGAAGAATGGGCAGAAGATAGCGCAGTAGATTTTCAGTTCAAGAACAAACAGTATAGCACAGATCTTGGACAACTTGCGTTAGACATCCCTTTCCAACATAATAAATACTTACACCACTACACAGACATTTCCCAGATCAAAACTTCTCTGGAATTTGAAATTAGAAAGCTTGTAAAAGAAAAACGTGAGTACTACAGCGGTGAAGCTGATGCTCGTGTTTACGCAGAAAAACCATTTGGCGGAAGAATTCAAACTTCCGAGAAAATGAGAACATACCTCGAAAGCGATGATGACATTATCAACATTGAGGCAAAGATCAAGTATCTGGACCAGATGTTGTACTGGTTGGATCAGGTCATGAAGCAGATTTCAAACAGAGGGTTTCAGATCAAGAGTGCCATTGAGTGGGAGAAATTTATTAATGGACAATAATGACACTCCTTTCCGTAAAGAAGAAGAATGAGGTTTACCTAACCATCCAATCCGCAGAGCCTCATGTTCATATGGAGCTCTCGGATTATTTTACATTTGAAGTTCCAGAAGCAAAGTTCCTCAAGAAAAATCCTCGCTACAAATATTGGGATGGAACTATTCGCCTGTATTCACCTGGAACTGGAGAACTTTATGGTGGACTGATGAAGCACCTTGAGGTGTGGGCAGCGGAGCGTCAGTACACTATACAATACGAAAAGAATGATTGGTATGGAGATGTTGCAGAAACTAACGACTTTGTTTCTCTTGCTGGTATCAAAACCTTTATGGACAAAATCACCAGAACGGGAATTACTCCAAGAGAATATCAATACACTGCTGTCTACGAAGCAATAAAGAATAATCGCAAACTACTTCTTTCTCCTACGGGGTCTGGGAAGTCTTTGATGATCTATTCCCTCGTCAGATACTATACTGCTACCAACAAGCAAACGCTCATCATCGTCCCTACTACGTCCCTCGTAGAACAAATGGTCAATGACTTTAAGGACTATGGTTGGAATGCCGATGATCATGTGCATAAGATTTACTCTGGTAAGGATAAGAATACTGATAAACCAATCATCATTTCTACTTGGCAATCAATCTACAAGTTTCCTAAAAGGTACTTTGATGATTTTGATTGTGTGATTGGTGATGAAGCGCACTTGTTTAAGTCTAAGTCACTCACAGGTATTATGACGAAGCTTCATAATGCAAAATATAGATTTGGATTTACTGGCACCCTTGACGGTAGTAAAACACATAAGTGGGTATTAGAAGGTTTATTTGGAGATTGTGAGCGTGTAACAAAAACAGATGATTTGATACGTGAAGGGCACCTATCTAAATTTAGGATCAAAGTGCTGCTATGTAAACATGCTCCGCAATACTTTGAAAGCTACCATGAAGAAATTGATTACCTTGTCGGTCATCGTGGTAGAAACAATCTAATCAAAAATCTAGTCAAGGATATTGAGGGTAACACGCTTGTACTATTCAACTATGTTGAGAAGCACGGTGAACCACTTTTTGATCTGATAAATAGCAGCATCGATCCCACAAGAAAAACGTTTTTTGTTCATGGTGGGACTGACGTTGAAGATAGAGAAGAAGTCAGACAAATTACCGAGAGTGAAAACAACGCTGTAATTATTGCTTCATACGGCACCTTCTCAACTGGTATCAACATCAAACGATTACACAATATTATCTTCGCCTCTCCAAGTAAATCACGTATCAGAAATTTACAATCTATTGGACGTGTATTGCGTAAAGGTGAAGGAAAAGACATCGCAACTTTATACGACATTGCTGATGATATAGGAGGACAAAATTATACTCTGAAGCATCTGAATGAACGAGTTAATATTTACAATGAAGAAAACTTTAAGTATGAGGTTATAAAAGTAAATCTTAGATCAAGTTAATATGGAAGAAGAATTCTACGCAACGTTGAAATTAGTATCTGGGGAAGAGGTAGTAGCAAAGGTCTGCTACCTTCCAGATGAAGATAAACTTATCCTCGATAAGCCACTAGCAGTTGAAACTGCAAAACAAAAGAAAGGACAAATGGAGGTCACAGGTTTTGCGTTGAAGGAATGGATCTCAGCAACATTTGAAAATATGTTTATCATCAAACGAGATCACATCCTTACGATGACAGAACTTGATGAGACCATTGAAGAGTTTTATTTGAAAACAATTCAGAAACTTGAAAGCGCCAAAACGCTAGTTGGTAGAGGAAGTAAGCTTCCTCGTAAATCTGGATATCTAGGTTCAATCAACCAAATGAAAAAATCTTTAGAAGATATCTATAAGAAAAGTTAAAAGCTATATCTCTCTTGAACCCTCGACAAGGTTATTGTACTGGGTTTCTGAGGTTGTGTCAAGCCCCCTTTACATCTGACCAATACGATGCTATACTTGATACAGATTATGTAAGATAACCGTGACATTCGCAGTAATGACCAAGAAAAAAACAGAAAACTACGTCAATAACAAAGAGTTTCTTGCTGCGATATCCGTGTATCGACAGAAAGTTATTGCTGCGAAAGAAGCAGGGAAACCTCGACCACGAGTAACAAATTATCTCGGAGAGTGTTTCCTCAAGATTGCCACACACTTATCTTACAAACCAAACTTTGTCAACTACATGTTTCGTGAAGACATGATTTGTGATGGGATTGAAAATTGCTTACAGTATATTGACAACTTCGATCCAGAGAAATCACAAAATCCTTTTGCGTACTTCACTCAGATTATCTACTACGCTTTTCTTCGCCGTATTCAGAAAGAAAAGAAGCAACTTGAAATCAAAGGTAAGATCCTCGAAAGATCTGGTTATGATGAGGTCATGCACACAGACACATTTGATGGTACAATGACTGGTATGAACGCATCCTATTCCGACATGGGTACAATCAAAGAAAGTATTGAGAACCGAATGAACCGATGACCAAAACATTAGTGAATTTTCAATCAGAAAGCACCGCATCTGGTGATGAGTTTGAAAAACTTGTAGTGAAGGATCTAGTATCAAAGGGATACAATATTATTTCTACCAATAAAAAAATTCCCGAAATTGGCGTGAACGTAGATGTAATCGCTGAAAAGAATGGAGTTGTAGAATATATCGAAGACAAAGGTGGTAAACCTGGAAAGGGTAAACGACCTGGAGCTGAACGAACAGATAATGTAAAAAAAGCAATCTGTAATGGAGCACTTTTAAAAGCAAAGCATCCAAACGTTTGCTATGTAATTTATTTTTCTGCCAAACCAAAGCCTGGTAATTCATCTGAAGAGATGCTGAACACTGCTATTGAATTTGGTTTTGTTGACGAAGTTAGGTATCTTTCTTATGAGTGATTATGAATGGATTGACGAATGTTTCCGTGTCGAACAGAAACGCTTTGGAACTTGGACTAGCTACGATAAAGAAGGTGCGGGCATCCTCACCACACTTGATAAGGAACACCTTATCTCTTCGACCCGTTGGTATCTACGAGCAAAACAAGAAGGGTTCCCTGACCCAACTATTCAATACGATGGAACTGTTGGAGGTAAACTATGAAGATCGCACTGATCACTGACCAACACCTTGATGGACGCAAAGGATCTCTACCATTCTGGAATTACTTTCAGAAGTTCTATGATGAGGTATTCTTTCCTACACTAGAGAAGAAAAAAGTTACTCATATCATTGACCTTGGAGATACCTTTGACAATCGCAAGTCAATGGACTTCAATACATTTCATCGTGTGAAGGAGCATTACTTTGACAAACTACAAGGTTACAAAGTTCATATGCTTCTTGGTAATCATTGTACTTATTACAAGAATACCAATCGTATCAACTCACCTGAACTGCTACTGGAACAGTATTCAAACATCAGCATTTATGCTTCACCAAAGCACCTTACAATAGGTAGTAAGAAGTTCCTGATGTTGCCTTGGATCAACGCAGAGAACCGTGATGATGTCTTGAAGCTACTTGAAACTTCCGATGCCGATATCTGCTGTGGTCATTTAGAACTCAACGGATTTGAAGTTACACCTGGAATGACGATGGATCATGGCATGGATGCTGGTTTGTTTCATCGTTTCAATCGTGTATGGTCTGGACATTTCCATCATCGTTCAAAGAAAGGGAACGTTCAGTATCTTGGCAATCCCTATCAGATGTACTGGAATGATTACAAGGACACCCGTGGATTTCATATTTACGATACTCAAAGTGATAAACTTGAGTATATCCCAAACCCG